GTCGTTAATTTTGTATTTTTTAAAAAAGTTTGTGGTTTTTTTTGGTTTTGGTCTAGGCCGAGGAGTTCTGCTCTGGCGTGTTGTTGTGCGCTTCTTTTGGCATTGAGGTAACTATTTCCGCGAGTTGCATTGCACTTTTTACATGAGCCACAAAGATTCTCTAGGTCGTCTGTGCCGCCTCTGTCTACTTCGATGAGGTGGTCTGCTTCTGTGCTTGGGGCTTTACGGCACCAGTGACAGATGGGTTCGTTCTCTAGTGCTATGCGCCTGTTGCGCATGAACTCGGGTGTGTTGCGTTTGGTCATTGTGTTTCCTTTGTTGTGGTGATGTTACTAGCGCCCTTGCTTCGCTGCGGTTGCTTTCATGTGCTACTGAGGTCTGTGGTTTGTGTTCCCCACAGTTCTGACCAAGTAGGTCATGGTTGCCGGACACCCAAGAAGGAAGTGGACACCATTCGTATTTATGACGTTTAGACGCTGAACAGTGGCTGACCCCAGCATCCATTCAAGTAAGTCATCACAAGAGGCAAGGCGCACTGCACTACCCACGTTCCCGTGTAAACACCAACAGAGTTCAACTCCCTATGTGGCCTTGGTTGTATTTAGTTGTAGAAGCAATCAGTCTTTGCGGACGCCTTGCAATATGGCAATACCGATGCATAGCAAAAGGGCGTACCAAGCGAGGATTAACACTGGGAGAGCCTTTGGGCTATGAAGTCGATGTCTGATGGCCTCCAAAGGTAGCACTCGGCATGAGGGTGAAGTGTTCTTAGCCATTGCAGCTGTGCATCTGACGCTTTGCCTTTTTCGGTCTTCAGTTCAGCGAATATAAGTCCGCGCTCGACGTGTGCCATAACAATGTCAGGGAAGCCTGTAGAGCCTGTGGTTATGTATCGCCCTGTGCGTGTCATTGAGGGCTGTGAATGATGCAACGACCAGCCAAATTGAAATGCCAGCGCTTTGACTTGGGCTTGAAATGACGCTTCAGATATTGGTGTCATATTGAATGACCATTCTGCCTATGAGTTCTGCTACTTGTGGCACTACGGCGTTTCCAAGTCCTCTAAGTCTGTCCACCCGAGAGGGAATCCCATCAGCCACTCGACCCACGTTGGGTTCAGCCTCCCACCATGTCCGGCTGTCATTTGTCGCTTTTCGTCTGGCGTTATTTCCCCAGAAGAGATGCGTTTGTCGAGTAGTGCTCTGTGACCCGTTGAGCCCATCCCATTCGCCGTCATCGTGGGCCAAAGTGCCACTGCCTCTTCGAGCCTCTTCTTGTACTTCTGACCATTCTGAAAGCGCTGCTGAATTGTCGCTATCTTTTCTCCACTGCCCGTCACTCTCGGGGTAGGCCACGAAAATGAGTCTGTCTCTTCTATGTGGCGCTCCAACTGATGCAGCTGAAACAATTTGCCATTCTGCGTCATACCCGATGGTGGCAAGGTCGGCAAGGACTCTGTCAAACCCCATAGTGAGATGACCCCTGACATTTTCCATGATTGCGTATTTAGGTCTAAGTTCGCTAATGGCTTCCCTAACCCAAGGCCACAAGTGTCGTGGGTCGTTCTCTCCGTTTCGTCTTCCAGCGGTTGAAAAGGGCTGACACGGGTAGCCGCCACATATGACGTCAGGTCGAACAACGTTTCCCCAGTTGATTGCTTTGATGTCTCCATAATTTGGCACCTTAGGCCAATGCTTCGCTAAAACCTTTGAAGCGTAAGGGTCGATTTCTGATTGCCAAATAACTTCCATGCCGGCGCGCTCTAAACCTAGGTCAAGTCCGCCTATGCCCGAGAACAATGAGCCAACAGTAAGAGTCACTTTTGCCCTAGCAGGAATCCGCACATGAAGAGACTGACGCACATAATGACAAGAATGATGAAGTCAACCATTAAAACGGCTCCTCTGGTGAGTCATAAGTGGGGGCTGGTTGTTCGCCTGATTTGAGCGTGTCAATGTATGCACTGGCTTCGCGCTTGGTCATGGCTTGAAGATTGGCTGGTGGCACTTTGCCCATCGATTTGCATACGGCACGAATCATGTTTTGCTGTTTATCGCTGGCAAGGTTGCTGTTCTCTGTTATTTGGGTGTCGCCTTGCATACGGACGACTTTGCCCATTTCTTCACGGCTTGGGCGCTTGGTGAAGTCAGAGCCTGATAGCCCTGCATTTGCAAGTGCGCGGCCCACGGCTCCTGTTTCACAATTTTCGAGGTGGCTGGTTTTGTTGACGTTGCCTTGCCCACGGATTTCTTCTGCCCAGCCAGTGGCAATGATTTCGCCGTCAAGCCACAGTTCGGCTTTAAACACAGCAATATCGCTGAGGTAATGCACAAGGTCGGTGATGACACGGGCATCAGGGTGAGCCTTTAAGAAGCGGTCTAAGCGGCTGGCTACGGGTTCATAATCGTCAAGGTTAAAGGCCATGGGCGTACTCGTTTGTGATGCGGTTTAATTCTGTCTCAATGCGAAGTAAAGCCTCTTTGAGCAGTTTAATCTCCTGCTCTTTTTCATATATCATGTCAGCCACGTCGTCGTTGTGTGTGTACTCACTCATCAGCGTCAACCAGTTGAGCGCTTGAAATGTACGACAAACCTTTTGATGGCCCACTGTCATTCATTGACGGGTGCCATTCGTTTCTAATGGTTTCAGCAATGTTTGGCAGCATATGAAGAGCGCCGACGGCTTCTAGCACAAGGCTCGATTCCTTGAAGCGGAGTTCGAGCGCTAAATTATGGCTGAGGTTTGTTAGTTTGGCGATGAGTTCGCCTAGTGATGTTTCCATTAGTAATCCCAGCCCATTTCTGTATCTGCAAATTCAGGATGTTTTTTCAAAATGTCAATAGCCATAGGTAGCAATTTCCACGTCAATTCTTCTTCTGTCATTGAACATTCAGGCCATATTTCAAGCCAATGATTTCTTAGTTGTTCTGCTATTTCTTCGGCTCTTGAGTATCTGTCTATTGCCCAATTGACCGCTAGGTCGCCTGCTGATTTGTATTCCATTGTTGTTTCCTTTGTTTAGCAGTTGCGTTTCCATCTTTGCACATCCTTGTGACGGGATTGGCAGATGAACTTTTGTAGGTGTTTTTGTCCTTTAAGACAACCCCAACCCCACGGCCCAACTCGCCATACTTTGCGTCCGTCAGGGTTTATGTGACTTTTAAATGCGATGGCGTCAGCAACTTTGACTTGCTCGATGGGGCTACGCCCCTTAGCGCTAGGCGTGTCTGACCATGTGCGCCATGTTTGGCGGTGAATGCCAAGACCACCTGTGTAGGACTTTGTGCTGTGTTGCCAGTTGCCACCAGTTTCACAACGGGCAAGTTGGTCATAGTAAGCATCCGGAAGGACGCCGTGATACTTGGCATGGGAATTAGAAGCTGCACTTGCGTGGGCTGGTACGGATAGGACTGCGAGAAGGGCTAGTGCCATAATGCGTTTCAGGTTCTCTCTACTTCGATAGGCGGCGACCAAGTCAGATAGGGAGCCAACCGATGGGCGACTGTGATTCTGATATGTTCCCCTGTTTTCAAGTCCGTGAAGATTTGAACGAGTGTCAATTTGTCCTTTGAGACTAACGGAAGGTAACCCCATGTTGGAAGCATCAGCGTTTCCAGTATCGGTTGACAATTTTGAAATACGCCCATGAAAGGCACCAACCAAATAGGACTGCTATAACCATTTGTTCGTGGGTGTACGTCATTAGAGCCCCTGCCAAACGCGAATTGGGCGACGGTGGCACTCTGGTCGCATTGACTTACTGTAACGCTCTGTGGGGACGCACAGACGCATCTGGGAGGCTTTACGCATGACAGCGCCCATTGCTCGTGGCTCGTGGGTGGTCATTGTGGGGTGTAATTGATTCATCCATTCCCACACGTCATCAGTCGTAAAGTCGTGACGCTCGATGGATAACATCCCAACCACGTTCAAGGCTTCTATTGCCCAGAGTTGGTCTGCATTGAGGCCGACTTGCTCGATGGCTTGTTCAGCAAGTGCGATGGCTAGTGGCTCATCGAATAGTGACGGTTGGTCTGTCATGGTGTTTCCTTTGGTTAAGCCCTTTGAGTGGCTAGATGTGACTATACACAATTGGCGAAGTCAGTGGTGGATATCCCAATGGAAACAAAGATACCCACCACCTAGCCCCAGTAACGCTCAAACAATACTGGGAGTCCTTATGGCTTAGGAAGGGCGCGCCATGCAACTTCAAATGCTTCGGCGCTTTCCCATTCGTTGCTGATTTCTGCGTGGAGCCAAACGCCACCAAATGAGCCAGCATTGTCATCCTTGGTAAATACTTTGATGCCTTTGGCCTGAGCACCACGGGAACAACGCCAGCCTCTACCGTAAGCGGTTTTATCTGTGTCAGGCTGTGCTGGGTTGCGGAAACTGTAGTCGTGCAGCTCGCATAGTAAAAGGGCTTCTGAATGCTCGATAAGCCAGTCCCATGCTTCTTTGGCTGTGGCTCTGCCGGCGCGCGTGGCTGGGTAACCCATGTCAACAGCAAAACCACTGGCGTGAACGCTGAGGTTTTTTGAGCCGCGCATTTGACGGTTTGCGTACATACCAAGGTTGGTAAATGCCCAACGTCGTTTGCATAAGTCATAAAACTTTTTGGTTATTGGTGATGTTGCGCCACCGTCCCACGAAGGATAAAAAGGGTATTTGCGAGCGGTCATACTGGTGGGTCTTTAGGGCCATTCTTCAAACCATTACCAGCCAATACCCCCAAGAGCCCGCCAGTGAGGGTGGCGAGCATTGGTGAAAGTACAGACCATGCAGCGTCGTCATTGGGGCTGACTTCGAGCGGTTGTGTCACAAATAGCAAGCCGTATAGCAATGCCAAGATGGAAGCAAGGAAAGCAAGTGTTAAACCGATGGCAACAACAAAGATGAGTCGTGCTTTGATTTCTTCATTGCTGTGTCTGTTGTCGGGTTTCATACGCATTTCCCTCCAGTGCCATAGGCAGGTGTTGTTGTTGTTGAGATTGTTTCGGTTACGCCGCGTAGTGCTTTGTTCTTTGTTGGTGGGCAGTTAAGGCGTTCACGATCTGCGCAAGCGGTGAGCGATGTCAAAAAGACCAATAGAATTAGGCTATTCCGCATCTGGTTTTACCCAGCCAGCCTTAATGAGTTCGGCTTCGGTTGGTTGTTTTTCTTCTCTGAGCCAGAGGATGATGCCGTCTTGTTCGCTTGCTGCCCATCCGTCGGTGAAACCAAGGCTGTTAAGGGCTGCGGTTATTGTTGATTGAATCATGCGCTTATCTCCATGAGGGTAATAGTTGATGCAGGTATGCTGCCTACTTGAACAATCACTGCTGCCGTGTTTGTAAAGTTTGCAAATCGTGTTTTGTATGTTGTTGCCGACGTTGTTGCAGGCGAATCAAGATAAACAGTTGAAAACCCTGAAATAACTTGTAAGGCTGTGCCTGTGTATCCACCAGCATAGACAAATTGCAATATCTGGCTAGCCCCTCGATATAAAAATATATTTAAACCGTTGTCGTTTGCAGCAGCAGTTTTTTCACAACCTGCCTGATTGACTAAAACAAGAATTTTGCTAGTAGCAGATTGCGGGGTGATTGTCGCTGTTAATCCTGTATCGGCTTGCACGTTTGTGTTGTTAGTAACTGCCGTAGAAGTTGTTGCGCTAACTACCTGCAAGACACGAAACGCGCCCCTCAAATTATTAACGTAGGCAGCGGTCAGGATTTCGCCCGATACTGCTGTTGCTGGAAGGTTTGTGGGTGTTGCCATGTTTGTCTCCTTTAGAAACTTAGAAGGTTATTGTCAAGCGTTCCGAAGATTGCATCGTCAAGGGTTAGATATTGGTTGCCGTCTGTACTTTCAAAAGTGTACGAAACAATATGGCTACCCGGAGTGATGTTATGGCTCACGCCCGACACAATCAAGGTTTG